AATTTGATCCTACACAATACAGTGCATATGAAGATCTATATGATTTATACAGCACAGGATTACCTATGATACCCACACCTGCAACAACACCTGTGGTAGAAACACCAATAACAGATACAAGTGCTGAGGATCAGGCGACAGGGGACTTATTAACAACAGATGAATTAATAGAACAAGGTTTAACTCCAACTGGAGTTGCAACAATCACTCCTAACGTTTTTGATTATGAAGCAGAAGCAGCTGGTGTTCAGCCAACAGGTCTTGATCCTAATGTATTCGATTACGAGTCAGAGGCTGCAGATGTTCAACCCACAGGAATAAGTCCTAATGTATTTGATTACGAGTCAGAGGCTGCAGGTATTCAACCAACAGGTATAAGTCCTAATGTATTTGATTACGAGTTTGAAGCTACAACACCAGAACAAAGAACAGAAGCTTTAACACAAGAGGAAATAGAAAATACAGGCATTGTAGAAAAAGCAAGAAATGCTCTTGGTAACGTTACAGGTGATCAAGTTGTAAAAGCTGTTCAAAAAGGTAGAATAGGTCTTGCTGCTTTAACTGGAGGAAGTAGCGAAGTTATAAAAGAAATAGCTAAACAAATTGGTGGATTTTTTGTAACTGATGCTGTTGCTGATGTCACAGCTGATAAACTACTTCAAGCAACAGGTGCCATAACACCAACTAGCACTGCAGAAGACATATCTTTAAATTTACAACAAGAACAAGCATCTTTAGATCCTGACCAAAACATTATTGATGAGGTTGCTTTAACAGGTCAAGAGAAACCAGCAATTGACCCAGCACCATCAACAGACTTTTCCGGATATGATGCAGGTGGTTTTGACCCAGCACCATCACCAGATTTTTCAGGTGATGACTCTGGTGGTTTTGACCCAGCACCATCAACAGACTTTTCAGGGTATGATTCTGGAGGCTATGATCCAGCACCAGCACCAGTAAATGATCCAACAGATCGTGGCGGCGGTGACTCTGGAGGAGGCGGTGGAGGTAAGATTGTTTGCACAATGATGAACGAAACTTACGGCTTTGGTTTTTTTAGAAATAAAATATGGTTAAGACAATCAAAAGACTTGGCACCAGAATATCAAAAAGGTTATCACATATTATTTTTACCACTTGTAAAAATAGCAAAAACAAATAAGATCGTTAGAAAAATTTTAGAGCATATAGCTGTTCATAGAACCATAGACATTCGACAAGAATTTAGAGGTAAAACTCATATGCTAGGTAGAGTATATAGAAAAGTATTAGAACCCATTTGTTATTTGGTAGGTAAATATGCCAAAAGATAATGCACTGCAAAAAATAGAATCACATGAAAAACTTTGCAGGATCATGCAAAAACAAACTCATGATAAAATACATAAGTTAGAACAACAAATTACTAGAGTTGAAAGAATACTTTTAGTATCTATGGGTGCTGTTATGTCAGGTATGGCTGGTGTTATTTTAGTTCTATTGCAAAAATTATAACGCTTACGTAATAGTCCTACTTTTTCCTATATTAATCTTCTCTATCGTCATGCCAACGTTCATTAATTTTACTAGCTAACCACGCTGCAATAGGAATACAAAGTATAAAAGTTAATTCCATAGATTGTTTTACTGAAAAATCAAAATAATGATTTAGCACTGTTGTTATTAACACAGGAGCACAACCTCCAATTAACATAAGTATTACCATTCTATAATGAAAAGGTGGCTTCATATCCAAGCTTTTAATTCTTCACCCATAACTTGTGTGGCTATATTAATTTTTTTACGAAGTGCTTTTACTATTCTTTCATCAACAGTATCCTCTGCAATAATATCTATGTAAGTCATAGGTCTTCTTTGGCCAATACGATCTATTCTAGCTTCTGACTGTTGTCTTTTTTCAAGATCATAACCATTAGAATAATATATCATTGTGCTGGCTTCACTTAATGTAATACCATAACCGCCTGTTTGTGGCGTGCCTACAATAAATCTTACAGGACTTTCAGGATCTTGAATTAACTTAATTGCTTTTTGTCTATCTTCAACACTAGTATCTCCATAGTAAGTTACAATAGAGTTATCCCCATACTCTTTTGTTACGTGTTTTACTATTGTTGCTATATCGTTCCTCCAATGTGCCCATATTACGACTTTGCCGTGTATCTCATCTAATACATCCATCAGTTCATCAATACGATTATTTTTTATTTCTTGAACACTACCATCATCAGCTTTAAAATGACCACAAGTAATTTGTTGCAAACGCATAAGTTGTGTCATAGTTGTAGCCGTTGTTATCATTTTATTATTTAAAACAGCTAAAGCCATCTTTTTCATTTGACTGTATACTTTTTCTTGTTCACTTGAAAGTTGTATAACACGTTTCATAAATGTTTTATTAGGTAAATCTAAACAATCATCTTTTAAAACCCTATAAGAAAAGTTTTTTAATTTATCAGATAACTCTGGTATGTTTTTATAGCCAACTACAATTTGTACAGATCGACCACCAAAATTAGCTGATTTCATAACCGCATACCTTGTTCTAAAAGTATAATAAGAAGAATGATTTAATAGAAAAGGATTTAAAAACTCACATTGAGTGTATAGATCTAAAGGTGATTTAGTTACCGGTGAACCCGTTAATATTCTTTTATATTTAGCTAGTTCTCCTAATTTAATAACAGATTTAGTTCTTTTAGCTTGAGGATTTTTTATGGTAGTTGATTCGTCAATAGCCATTATAGTTTCATGGCATCGTAAAAATTTATCAACAAAATCTACACCTTTTTTAGTGGATAATGCTTCTACATTTACAATCAATACGTGTAGTTGATGACCCGTTTTAAATAGTTTAGATAGTTCTTTTTCTTGTTTTTTGTTGACATTGGATTGCCACAAAACGGACACATATTCGACATGTTCTGCCATATGTGTAGGTATTTCTGTTTCATGCCAATTTTTGTAAACTCCTTTAGGAGCTACAATTACAGCACCATTAATTTTACCAGCATCATAAAGCATTGACATATTATCAATTAAGACTTTAGATTTACCCGTACCCATTTCCATAAAGTATGCAAAACATTCTTTACCCCAAGACATTTCTAACGCCTTCAATTGATGAGCGTAAGGTTTAGTTTTAAACTTATAATCCATATATTAATTTATTAACTTTCTATTGACTTATATAACATATACTTTATATTACTGTCAATGTCAGAAAGCATAAGTTATAGTGATATAAAACGTGAAGCTTTGCCTAAAGTTTATGTCATACAAGAAATAGCAGGGACAAGAGAGGGTAGACCAAAAATAAATATTATGGGTGCATCACAATATGGTACATTCAAGTTTTTATTGCCAGAGCTGTCTCAAATAATTTTTTCACCAGGACCTTTAATTATGAAATTAAGACAAGGGTTAAAAGATTTTGGATCTAAAGACTATTTGCTGCTTACTGGTGATCCTGCCATCATAGGTGTTGCATGTTCTATTGCCTCTGATATTACAAACGGTAAATATAATGTTCTTAAGTGGGACAAACAAGAAAGAAAATATTATCCAATAAAAATAAACTTATATGAAAGAGGAGAAATAAATGAATGATAATCTACAAAAAATGTTTATAGAAGATGCACCTCAAGATGTTAACAATTTAAAAGGTGTAGAAAATTTATCAACTTTAGTTTTGGAGTTACAAAAACTTGAAGACGATATAAAAGTGCAAGAGGATAAATTAAAATTAACAAAAGAAAAAGCAGATAGACTTTCACAAGTTGCTATTCCAGAAATAATGGAGGCATTGAAAATGAAAACTATGAAATTAGCTGATGGATCTGCAATTGAAATTAAAGAGATATATAGTGCTACTATTCCTGTTAATAAGAAGGAAGGTGCATATAACTGGCTTCGAGAAAACGACTTAGGTGATCTTATTAAAAATGAGATTACAGTTTCCTTTGGTCGTGGCGAAGATAACAAGGCGAGCGATTACGCAGACCTTGCAAAAGAGCGTGGGTTTGAACCAACTCAAAAGTTGAAAGTCGAACCCATGACTCTTAAAGCATTGTTTAGAGAGCGTTCTGAAAATAAACAAGAACTGCCTTCTGAACATTTTAATCTGTTTAAGGGAAACAAAACAAAAATAACAAGGAGCAAATAACATGAGCGAAGAAACAAGAGACATCGCAAAAAAACAAGGTGGTGCATTAGCAACTTTGGACTTTGTTGCAGATTCAGGAATGGGTCTTGACAACATTGACAAAGGTGATCTTGCTTTACCTTTTCTGAAATTACTGCAAAGTATGTCAGATGAAACTAAAAAAAAACATGCTAAATATGTCGAAGGGGCAGAAGCTGGTATGTTTTATAATACGGTTACAAAAAAACTGTATGACGGAGAAAAAGGAATAGAAGTTATTCCTGTGTTCTACAAAATGACTTACCCTGAATGGGCACCTTTTGAAAGAAGTGAAGGTAGACCTGTTCATCCTGATAGGGGTCCAAGCATTATGGCAGAGACAACTCAAGGTAAAAATAATAACAAAGATGTGTTGAAAAATGGTAACGAGATTATCAAAACAGCAAATCATTTTGTTATCATTAACGGAGATAGACCTGAAAAAGCTTTAATGACTATGAAGTCTACTCAATTAAAAGTCAGTAGAGGATGGAACTCACAAATGGAAGATCAATTTGAGACTGATCCGAAAACTGGCAAATCAGTACAAGCACCTATGTTTTCAAGAATATACAGATTGAAATCTGTTGAAAACGCAGGAAGCAACTTTAATTGGCATGGTTATAATATTGACATGATAAGAAAAGTTGATAATGCCGGTCTTTACCAAATGGCTCGTGATTTTTATAATTCTTTGAAGAACTCGCAGCAAAAAGCTGCCACAGTTTCAGGGGAAGATAAATCAAATTACTAGTTTCTCGAAAGAGAGATATGGGCGGGGATGGGAGACTTGAACCGCCCGTAAAACGGGATCATTATGGTTAAAGAATTTATAGAATTATTTACTGGTTATAGTGGAGATTTCGGCATTGCCGATATGTCTAGTGCAAAACTAGACTCTGAAAGAAATAAATTAAAACCAGATTATGAATGGTCAGGTAGACCAGTCACAGAAGAAGATTACAAAAATCATATAGCAGGAAACATATCAATAGGTATACAACCTTGTACTATTGATGGAACAGCACGATTTGGATGTATTGATATTGATCCAAAAAATTATAAAAGTTTTAAAATAGAAAATTATTTAGCTTTATTTGAACAATACAAACTACCTTTAATACCTATGCTTTCTAAAAGCGGTGGACTTCATTGTTATATATTTATGAATGAATTTATTCCTACCGCAGATTTAATAGAAGCATTAAAATCTTTTCTTTTACCACTTGGATTAAAACCTACCACAGAAATTTTTCCAAAACAGAAAGAGCTAAAAGAAGATGATAAGGGAAACATTAAACCAGGTAATTTTATAAACTTACCTTATTACAATAACGGCAAAACACAAAGATACGCTGTAGATAAAAATAATTCTAAACTATCATTAGAACAATTCATACAATTAGCAAATCAATTAAAAATAACAAGAGATAAATTAAACAGTTTAGTAGAAGGCACACACAAAAATATATTACTAGGAACTGACCCTGAATTTTCTGATGGTCCACCTTGTTTAGCTTTATGTTCTAAAACAAAACTAGATGATGGTAGAGATAGATTTATGTACAACTACATGGTCTTTGCTAAAAAGAAATATAAAGATAAGTGGCAAGACTTTGTGTCAAAAGCTAATTATGCTTATCTAGAGCACCCTTGGGATAAATCTAAATTAGATCAAAAATTAAAAGCTTGGGATAAAGAAACAGCAGGACACACATGTTATGAAGACCCTATTAAAGATAAATGTATGCGTAGTCTCTGTTATTCAAGGGCTTTTGGTGTTAGGTCTGATAGTATAAATGTTTTTCCAGATATAACTGATTTTCAAATTATAAGGTATGAGCAACCAGAGTATAGATTTAATGTTGTAATGCCTAATGATGATAAAATAGAAGTTGTTATTCCTAATTTAAAGTTAATGACAACACAAAAAGAAGTATTAAATTTAGTTTGGGAACAGACAGGTATATACTTTGAACCTATTAAGCAGAAAGATTGGAGAGCAAAGTTAAATGAGTGGAGAAAAAATTGCCAAAATATTACACCACCTGAAGGCACAAGTACAGATGATATTTTAGCTAATGAATTATTTCAATACTGTGTTAATGGTCCACAAGCTAAAGAGAGAATACAAATTAGACTTGGCTCTTGTCTTACTGAAGAGGGATTTCACTTTTTTAAATACCAAGCTTTTCTTACACATCTTGGTAACGATTGGAAA